CAGTAAAGGCACAGAAGATGGTCAGATGGAAACTCAGGATGGAGGCTGATAAGTGAAACAGGAGGTGAAGAAACATGATAGGTGAAAGGATAGTTGGTGCCACAGTCATGGCGGTATATTTCCTTATCGGCAACCTGGTGCTGCTGATATTCCACACGAACGCATACGGCGAGGGAAAGATTTCTGTCGGCGATTATGTCAAGTGGCAGTGGTTCTGGCCATTCCCGGTATTGTATGTGATATGCACTCTGATCGTGAGCGGGGCAAGGAGCATGGCCAAGAAAGCGAGGAACGAAAAATGAGTGACGAAGCATACAAGATAGCGGTCTGTGACAGGTGCTTTGGTACATTCGAGATCAAACTCGATGAGCGGAAATATGAAGGGTCGGTGGTACAGCAGTTCTTCCGTTGCCCGGGCTGCGGCAAGGAATACACGGTTATCGTCACCGACAAGAAACTCCGGGACAAGATCGAAAAGCGCAGGAGGCTGGCATCGATGATCCGGATGTATGGGAAGTCGATGAACGAGGCTGCCCTTGAAAGAAAGCTCCGTGAACTGGACGCCATGAAGAGGAACATCCAGAAGAGGGCAGAGAACCTGAAGGAAAGATATGTGAAGGAGCCGAAAGGAGAACCGACAAATGATGAAGTGGGAAGCTGAATCCAAAGGCTATAGCTGCAACGACTGCTATCTTTCGATGCAGAATTGCCACGATCTGAGTATCTGCTGTGAAGACGAGACGGGGCTGTGCGACTTTTTTGAAGAGATTCCGACAGAAAGGAGAAACGATGAACAAAGAACAGGCGATTGAAAAAATAAATGATATTCGCTGTCACGTCAAGGAGACGAGTGCCGAGGAACAAGCACTTGTGATGGCGATTGATGCGCTTAAACAGCCCGTTGCGACCGACACAAATGTCGGTGACAAAATTTCAAAATTCATTGATGGTCTTGAAGAAATATTCGCAGACCTTCGTGAGCGACATGTTGATGATTCTGTCTGCGGATTATGCGAGTATGACGGGGCATACATGGGGCAGTCGGGCGATTGGTGTAATGAGTGTCCGGGATTTGACAGGGATGATTGCTTCAAACTCAGCGACAAGACCAGAAAAGAGTGGACTGAGGAAATTATCAAAGCACTGCCGACCGTACAGCCTGTCGCGCCGACGGAGAGCCATACAAATCATTGGCACGACCTGATTAAGGACCCGACAGATCTTCCGGAAATGCATGATGCGGGGATCCTGAAAAGCCTTGGAATTAAAATGACTTCGGATCGGTGCTTTGCCACAATTCTCTGCGATGACGGTACGCGGATCGTGGATGTCAGCGCCCATCTGAGGGATGGAAAATGGCATACGGACACAGGACGATGGATTAATGTGAGCGGCCATAAATCCGAAGTCGTAGCGTGGATGCCGGTGATAGAGCCTTACAGGCCGGAGGAAAGGAAGGATGGTGAGAACCATGAGTGAATTGAACCGGTTAGGTCTTGACTACAAGACAGACGAGCTTAGACGGCTGATTTTGGAGAATCCCGATTTGCCGATTGTAATTCTGGCAGACGAAAGCTCCGTCACCGATAACGGAGCATGGACGTTCTGTTCTAAGATTTCGGTTAAGGTCGACGAGATTCTTGATTGCGAATATTACGATTATGGCGATATGGTCATCACCGACCGCGACAGACTCGAAGAAATCATAGAAGACAGGCTCTATGATGAATATCACGACAAGCCAGAATCCGAGTATGACGCTGCTATTAAGGCAGAGGTGGAAAAATTTGAACCGTACTGGAAGAAGGTTATTGCAGTATGGGCGACAAATTAAGAATTGACGGTGAACGCATATGAAAATGTTAATTGTTTTTCTGCTGATTAGCTGCATGGATTTTTCTAATCAGTGGGTTCCGGCTCCAGACCCTTTCGCTGATGACTGCATTATGCAGGAGGCACCAGACCCGTTTGCGGACGAATGGATTGTAGAAGAGGCACCAGACCCGTTTGCGGACGGATGGATTGTAGAAGAGGCGCCAGACCCATTTGCGGACGAATGGATTGTAGAAGAGGCGCCAGACCCATTTGCGGACGAATGGGTAATAGAAGAAGCACCGGACCCGTTTGCGGAATAACGGATTGAACAAAAACGAGTGGATAAGAAAGGAGATTGAAGTGACTGATCAGGAAGTAGTGAAGATACTTAGCGAAGGTTTGAAGAAGTATATTGATTCGACGGAATTCTATCACCCGGGGCTCGCCGATGCAATCAGGTACGCGATCGCAAGGCTCGGCGGGGGTGGTAATGGCACACAGAAGAACGCGGACGCACCTGCAGGACCGGTAAGGAAGGTGCCGGCCGGAAGGTATCCGGATAATTCGAAGATAATGATCATGGGGATCCCGCATACGATCGTTATAGTACAGGTCAACTACAGCGAAAGGTATTAGGAGGCGCAAGATGAAGAACGGAGAAGGATATAACGATCCTACGGTAGGCGGTGCAATGGCAAATATCTCAAGGAAAGAGTTGGAAAAAGAGCAGAACGTGAAAAATGACATCACTTCACTGATGTATATCTTCAAGCAGGCTGCCAGCCTTGTCGGGCTCGAGATCGTAGGACGCATCACCTTCCGGGACAGGCACACGGGAAAGGAATACAGGTAACTAATGGATGTAAAATGCAGGCGCTGTGGGCGTAAGCTTACGGATCCGGAAAGCCGGAAGCGCGGATATGGGCCGGAATGCTGGGCGAAAGAGACAGGCACAGAAGTCGTGCACCGCAGGAAGCAACTGCCAGGGCAGGTCAGCATTTTCGATTTTCCGGAGGTAATGGACGAAGCTATGGCGAAGAACGAGATCAAGATATGCCCTGTTTGTAATGAGAAGTATATCCGGGTAGGGTGCATATCCAGAAAGGATAATAAGACGCAGATCTGCGAAGTGTGCGGTGCTATGGAGGCACTGGACGCGGCAAGAGCAGCTTTCGGGCCGAAGGTCAGCGCAGATGAATTCAATGCAATGAAGGCAGAGATCGCCAGCATCATCAAGGGAGGTGAGAGTAATGCCGGAGAATAAGGCGGAAGTCACGACGGCTTTACCGGATGACGAGTTGCATAACCGTTTTATCGTTATGACCGAGGAAGAGCTGGGTGCACTTATCCGTAAGACGGCTTTCGAGACCGCGGCGGAGACGGTTCGTGAGATGGAGTATGCGTATGCGGATAAGACGAAGGCGTTCAAGGACAGGCGTCTGCGGAATACAAAGCTTCTCCTGCGCAATTACCGAATGCTCAAAAAGGGATGCGAGGAGGCTGTCTGGAATCGTGAGGTCGCAAAGCGTGCGTCTGAAGAACTTGACATCCTCATGCTGATGAAGGGTGACGACCGTTGTGTCGTTGATGCGATCAGGCAGTCATCTGAAAAGACCGCGGTCATACTGGCCCATGTGGACAGGATGATAGAGGTGTATAAGTCCTTCTGCTACGCCCATGGCGATCGCGAGAAAAGAAGGTACCGCGCAGTGCAGATCGTTTACCTGAATGTCACGAAGCTCAAGATGTCGGAAGCCGCGGCAAAACTGGGGGTCACCCTCCCCACACTCTATTCGGACCTTGCCGTTGCAGAGGAGAGTCTTGCATCCCTGATTTTTGGGGTAGATGGGCTGAAATTCACAACATAAGAGGTGATATTTGTTGAAAATATACGGCATGTAAGAACAGTTCGCGGAAAATGCGATTTTAGTCTTTCTTTAATTCACGGATTGTGATATGCTAAAAAAGCAAAATCACGTCATTGCCATGAAGCCCCTGGGTATCCCCCGGGGGCTTTTCCATTCATACCGTGGGAAGGAGGCAGGATTCACAACGGCCGGGTGTTTCTTCGAAAATCAAAAAAGGAGAATATCAATGAATGGATTTAATGGACTGATACTGCTGTTTGTGTACTTCGCGGTCATGATGGCCGCAACATTACTCTTTGCACGGAAGGGGAACGGTGCCGATGACTTCTATGTCGGCAACAGGAAGATGGGGGCTGTGGCATCCGCCATGTCGATTGCAGCGACATGGATCTGGGCGCCGGCGCTCTTCACTTCTGCGGAAAAGGCCTATATCAATGGTGTGCCCGGCCTGTTCTGGTTCCTCGTACCGAATGTTTTATGCCTGCTGTTCTTCATACCCTTCGCGGAACGCATCCGTAAGAGGATGCCGGACGGCATCACGCTCTCGGGATTCATGGGGCACGAATACCGGAGCGAAGGCGTACGTAAGGTCTACGGTGTCCAGCTCGCAGGCCTCACGATCCTGTCGACCGCTGTCCAGCTCCTTGCAGGGGGCAAGATACTCAGCGTAACGACAGGCCTTGACTTTACCCTTGTCACGGTTCTGCTGGCGGTCATCGCATATTCATACTCGCAGTTCTCAGGGATACGCGCATCGGTCATGACGGACGTCGTTCAGATGGTCCTCATATTGGCCGCATGCGCCGTTTTTGTCCCGTGGGCATTGGGAAGCCCGTCGGGCATAGAAAACATGGCCAGAGGTTTATCTGGCGCATCTGGGGAATACTCCAGCCTGTTCAACGGTAAGGGGATGGAGGTACTGATCGGGTTCGGACTCCCGACAGCGATAGGGCTGATCTCCGGTCCCTTCGGAGACCAGTGTTTCTGGCAGAGGGCGTTCAGCATTGACGAGAAGAAGATTGGACGGGCTTTTGCGCTCGGTGCCATCCTGTTCGGTTTGGTCCCGCTCAGCATGGGGATCCTCGGATTCATCGCCGCAGGCTCCGGATTTGCCGCACAGGACACAGGGACGGTCAATCTGGAACTGATTAAGCATCTCTTCCCCGCATGGGTAGTCGTTCCGTTCATCTTCATGCTGATGAGCGGACTGCTCTCGACGGTGGACAGCAACCTGTGCGCAGTGGCATCTCTGACGACGGACTGGCAAGTTACCGGCAAGTTGGATAATGCTGGTAAAATGCGGTTCTCGAAGGGTGTCATGGTCGGCCTTTTGGTAGTGGGCATCTTAATCGCCAACATTCCCGGACTGACGGTCACGAAGATGTTCCTCGTCTATGGGACGTTGAGGGCGACAACGCTCCTGCCTACGGTCATGACACTGCTCGGAAAGAAACTGAGGGCAGGCGCAATCGTAGCAGGTGTCAGCGTCTCTCTTTTGACCGGACTTCCTGTTTTCGCATATGCGACGATCAATAACCTGTCCGTGCTGAAATCGTGCGCTGCGCTTTATACAGTGCTCATCTCCGGGATCATTGCGGTAGCTGCTTCAAAGGTCAGGCAGGAGGTGAGTGCATGAAGAAAGTCCTCGGAAGGAAACAGAACATCGACAACCTGAGCTGGCTTGAAGCCATGGTGCATATCGAGGAATATGTCACCCGTCCTGAGCTGGATGAGCTCGTCGGCCAGACGATTGAAGAGATCAAGGCTACCGTGGGGGATAAGCATGCCGCATATGCGTGGAGCGCAGGCAAGGACAGCATCGTCCTCGGGGACATCTGTGAGAAAGCCGGAATCCATGAGAGCATGATCGCCGTAACGAACCTTGAATACCCCGCCTTTGATTCATGGGTAAGGGAGAACGCCCCTGAAGGATGTGAGATCATCAATACGGGACAGGACCTCGAATGGCTGAAAAAGCACATGGGAATGCTTTTCCCGGATACGAGCCAGAAGGCAGCCCAGTGGTTCCATATCGTTCAGCACCGCGCCCA